CATAATCAGACTTTAGTAGAAGAGAATCTTAATAAGAACTCTAAGTACTACGATACTAAGTTTGAAGGTGTTAAGAATATACAGTGGGTCTTTGATTCATCACCATCACTAGATGATATTGAGTTAGAGATCAAGGCTTATATAGAACTGTATGGCATAGCACCTGAGTTGATTGTGATAGATAACTTAATGAATGTGGTATCTGAATCAGACAATGAGTGGGCAGGACTGAGAGCTATTATGGTGGATCTGCACGATATGGCTAGACAGACTGAGGCTTGTGTAATGGTTCTTCACCACGTCAGCGAACAGAGTGAGTATGGTTCTACTACTGAACCACCTGCTCGTAGATCTATTCACGGTAAAGTATCGCAACTACCGGCAATGATTCTAACTTTAGGTTATGAACCTGTACAGAATCTACTAAGGGTTGCTGCAGTTAAGAATCGTTTTGGTAAACATACTGCTGATGGTAAGGATTATATATCTTTGTTTGTGAACTATGGATCTTGTCAGATATGGGATGCTAATGAGTATGGTCGTATGCACAGGAGAGATGCGAGTTTAGAATATGTCCGCTAAGAATAAGAGGAAGGGTGCATCTTTTGAACTAGATGTTATGAAGTGGTTTAGATCTAAGGGTGTTAATGCTGAACGCTTACGCTTATCAGGACAGAAAGATGAGGGTGATCTAGTAGTTATTATAGCTGGAGAAACTTTTATCTTAGAGTTAAAGAATACAAAGTCAATGGATCTACCTCAGTTCTGGAGAGAGGCAGTAGCAGAGACACAAAACTATGCTAGTGCTAGAGGTATCACACCAGCACCACTATCTTATGTAGTAGTTAAAAGACGTAGCGCTAGTATAGAACAGGCTTGGGTAATTCAAGATCTACAACAGTGGTTAGAGGAGAAAGAATAATGCCAGTTCCTAGCGGACAGATAACAACAACTAAGATAATGCAAGGCCTAGAGAAGAGCGAGGCAGAGCAATGCCAGGACAAGACTGGTCCAGAAGTAGAAAGTCTGGCAGAAAAGACAGCGATGCAAAATCAATCCCAATCGGATTAGTAGTACAGTTCTATGGTGGAGAAGTAAGAGAAGGTAGAGCAAGCTCAGTTAGGTGTGTAATGCACGATGACTCTCGCAAGTCAGCAGTGATGAACACAGTGGAGAACCTATACTTTTGTCATACCTGCGGTAAGGGTGGAAACACTATCAATGTTGTAATGGAAAAAGAAAGTTTGGGGTTTAAAGATGCTCTCGCAAGAGCAATTGAAATTGTATCTGCAGGCGGCTTCGCGTTACCAGGAGGGTCTAAACGTAGCAACCGCAACCTTTCTAAAAGAACGTGGCATATCTAAAGAGATAGCTGAGTCTTTTACTTTAGGTACAGTAACTGATCCAATCCCTGAGCATCAGGGTTATGTTGGTTGGTTATCTATACCCTACTTTACTGCTCTTGGTATGTGTGTTGGCTTTAAGTTTAGAAGATTAGATGAAGGTAAACCTAAGTATGGTATGGCTATAGGTCAGAAGACTCATCTGTTTAATGTCTCTGCTCTATTAGAATTGAAAGATACTATTGCAGTATGTGAGGGTGAGTTAGATGCAATTATATCTACTGGTGCTTTAGGTATACCTGCTGTTGGTGTGCCGGGTGTTGCTGCTTGGAAACCACACTATGCAAAGATGTTAAATGGGTATGGACAAGTGTTAATCATAGGTGATAATGATGTTAAAGAAGATGGTTCTAATCCTGGAGCTGAGTTTTCAAGGAGAGTAGCATCAGAAATTATTAACTCTACTATCTGTGTCTTACCTGCTGGAATGGATTTAAATGATCTATACTTAGCAAAGGGGATAGATGAGACAAAACGGATATTGGGGGCAGTAAATGTCTAAGGGCATAAGAGCAAAGCAGGTCAATGGAATTAGCAATGATTTCATATCTGATATGTGGAGGGTACTAGATGATGCAGGTAATCTGCTCATTAAAAAGCATAAGGATTACGGCCCAAGTAATATCTCTAACGCACCAGGTGGTGCGCTCAATGGATTAAGAGTACGTATGCACGATAAGACTGCTCGTATCAACCACCTAATAGATAATAATTCTGAGCCACAAAATGAATCTTTAAAGGATAGCTTTATAGATCTGCTTAACTATTCCGCTATTGCAATTATGGTCTTGGAAGGTACTTGGCCTAAGTAATTCTAACCCACTCAAGTAGATAAGAAGCGTAGAAAAGTAGATGACTAAAGAATTACACCCGATACTAGCTGATCTAGTACCAGCAGTGGCTAACTCTATTACCCGTAAGTTCAAGGGTTGGGTAGAGCGAGATGATGTTAAGCAAGAACTTTATCTTTGGGTGTTGGGTAGACAGAGTCAATACTTAGATCAACTTAATGAAGAGAACAAAGAGAAGCGTGAATATAGTGTAAGCAGACTTGCATTTCAGATGCGTAGGATTGCAGAGAAGTATGCTCGTAGGGAGAAGGCTCGTAAGGCTGGCTATCAAACTACAGATGAAGCCTTCTACGATACTGCAACTATCGCTCAGTTAATGCCACATATCTTAGCCTCAGTTATTGAAGGTACAGTATTAGAACAAGCACAAGAGTTAATCAATGATGGACAACCTCGTAAGCAGTCAACACCGGCAGAGGGTGGCAACCTTCTTGCTATCTTAATAGATGTAAAGAGATCATACTTAAAGTTAAACGAAGATGACAAGGTGCTACTGCGTATGCGCTACTACGACAATGTTACCTTGCAAGAGATCGCACAATATTTAGAGTGTGCTACCTCTACTGCTGATCGCAGATGCACCTCAGCTCTGAGAAGATTACAAGATCAGCTTGGAGGAGAGACACCTTGGGCGTAGATGTATTAAGAGAACCTGAACTGTTTGATTACCTTAAAGAGTTCCATTTCTCTGACCTATCAAAGAGTGAAGATGAGTTTGATTCTTTTGATTGTGTCAGTATGGAACATAAGATGTTTATAGAATTAAAATCTAGGAAGACACACTATGACGATCTGTTAATAGAGGAACATAAATACTCCTCTCTCATAATGGCGGCAGGTATCAGGTCTCTCACTCCTTGGTACATAAACTCCACACCGCAGGGTATCTGGGGGTTTAACCTTACTAAACTCCCAATGCCCAAGTGGGAGGACAAGTGGCTACCTATTACTACTGAGTTCGCTAACAAGAAGAGCAGGTCTAAGCCTGTTGGTTATTTTAATATCAAAGATGGAGAAGGGTTTTGATCTACGAATATAGATGCAATAGCTGTAACCTAATCAAGTCTGTTGAAAGGTCTATCTATGATGATGAGAATATTCCTCTCTGCTGTGGTGATCTCGCTGTGCGGGTTTATGCTTCTCCTCCTGTAAGTTTTAGAGGTAGTGGCTTCTATACCACCGATAAATAATTGTGCTACATTTGTAAAAATGTGCTACAATTCTGCTACAAGGCTGGATCCGATATCCAGTTGAGTGCTGGCAATAGCCCCTTCGGTTCCTATCCCGAAGGGGTTTTTGTCTTTAACAATTAAGAAAGCCCCGCAGGAAATGAATGAAAACTGCGGGGCTTATTGTCCCTAGGAAGGAAGGGAACTCTATATTACAGTAAAGAAGATAGCTTTTCCAAACACTCTAAACATTTACTCTGACCTTCAGCAACTAGATCGTTGCCACACTCATCACAAGTATCAGTAGTAGTTGTTTCTGAGGAAGAACTTATACGCCTTGCAAGGAGAGCCGTAACGAGTGTCATTTTAACTCCTTCTCAATAGCCTGAATAGTTGGGCAAGGATAAATCACTTCGTCATTTGGATTAGCACAAGCATCACAAAACCACCCACCGCTGGGCTTATGCAATTCCACTACTGCGCGAAGAGCCATATACCCAGGTGCTTTGTATGAGTCGTGCCATAATCCTTCTAGTTTCCTAGACAATTCATCGTGTGTCATAACCATCTCTCCAAATACTCTATAGCTTTCTTAGCCCAACCATTTTCTATGACATACAGTTTAGTATTGCAATGATTACAAAGCAAGCCTCTCACACACTTGCCACAAGTTTTTTCAGTAGGGCAGCAACTATGGTCGTGATCTATATGGAATCTACCTCTACCACCTGGTGTCTTTGAGCCACATATTCCACACCCACCACCTTGCTTTTCCAGTAATACATCATAATCATCATAAGTAATACCATACTTGTATTTCATAGTGGCAGATTGAGTAGGCCTAGGATTTTTAGCATAGGCCTCTCTTTCTTTTCGCCTTAATCTTGTAGCGTTTTTCTTACGCCACTTAGATTGCCAGGCTTTTTTGTCCTCTTTATTCTTGTATGGCATCAGTAGTAATTGTGCTTGAGGAAAAAGTTCCACGCTCGGCAAGGAGATTTGTGACGAACCTTAATATATTTAAGACCTCGTAAGATTTGGTATTCGCTTCGGTGATCTTTCTCTCTAAGGAGCTGAGCAATTCCATAAGCTGAACTTCCTTGTTGGTTCTTTGCATAGTTGTCAAACCTGCTCTCACGGGTCCAAAGGGACTTAAGGCAGTGCCACTCTTTTCCTCGCCAGTCCCAACCAGCCGCAGCGTACTCCTTTGCGAGCTTTCTATTACGACTCTTCTCATCTGATGTTGCCTTCCTATTCTCTATTACACCATCAGGTATTTTACCTGCCGGTGGTGGAAATAATTTATTATGACCTGTGCTTAACAGACCTAGTACGACCAGTAATATCAAGCCACCTCTTACCCACTTGTTCATCAGTTGCCATCTCCTCTTCAAGATAGGTGCGGTACACATTTGGGTAATCTCTACTCAAACGAGCTAACGCCCTGTCCCTTGCTCTCCGATAATTTCTCTGACGAACGGCTTGTGCCTTCGCAGTTTCTATCCTGTTCTCTACTTGCTTACTCATTTACTAAACCTATCCACACAATTAGCGATAGTGGCTAGGACTATTGGTGTTATCTCTAGGAAGTCCATCACTAACTTGGCATCTTCCTCAGTAGTTTCATACTGTCCCACCCATACCTTGCTATCAGGTGGAGACTTACGATACCAGTCAATAGCCTCCAGGACATTCTCTCCGCCCCATATAGCTATCCCCTGACTATCTGATACCTCGTAGAAAACTATCGTTCTCTTCTCCGTACGAGGTAATTCAAGTACATCTTTCACTTATCCTCCTCTACTATTAATTTAATTAGTTCATCACCCAAAGGATTTATCCAGTAATAACTTGGCACAACACCATTTTTTACTACATCAGATACTAAACCTGATATGAATTTTTCCATAGCTAGTTTACTAATCTTGAAATCGTAGCTCTTTCTACCAGTTTTGTATTCAGTTATTTGCACTTGCTCTTGCCTTCTCTCTCTTGATTATTTCATCTTCACAATCTGAGCAGGTATCTGACCTATATTCTACCCTATCAAACATCTTATTGCAGATATTACAGTCTATTAACTCCTCATATCCACCATTGTAGGCGTAATCATCACCAAATAAGTAGGCTGGCTCACTCACTCGCCACCTCCCTCGCCTTAACAAGTATTGCCTTACCCTCTAGCTGGTCAAAGGCTCTCCTTACCGCCCTCTGTAAGCCATTACCTGAGTAGTTAGGTGCGCTATCTTCCGCCAGGATTACGCCCTCCTCTGCCGTATTAAATAGCTTTACACTCACCCGCTTCTCAGGTTCATCAACCTCAGTTGCTACCACAATAAAAGCATAGTTCTTGACCATCACTTAGTAATCTCCGTTCTTAGTTGATACCCAGCCACATCTATCACACGCGACCTTACCCTCTATACTCTGACTATCACCACTCATTACACAGCCACATACCCAGCACTTACCATAACTCATACTCTCTCTCCCTCTCCTATTACTACCTTATTGATGAGGCAAGTCCGGCAGATAGCGTGGGTTAAATCGCTATACCATTTACCAACTACTTGATTACAATAGTCGCAAGTAATGGTGTCGCCCTCTCCCTCTGTGAAATCATACCCTTTCATCTCCACCGCTCTCCTCCTTAGGGCAGTCATCTGCCAGTTGTCCCTCTCCATTAGTGCCTTCACATATACACCACCCAAATCTTTCCACTTGGGTAGCGTGGGTTAGTTCAGCTAACTCTGACCAGCTTATAGCCTCTTCTCTCTCACTTTCATCTATTGACTTAACCATATCGTTTATACTCATCTCACTCATTTACTTAACTCCTTCTCTCTCTCGCTCATTGTGTCCATTACGCAGTTATCGCAGATTAGCTTGCCGTTGTATCGGTGATACCAGTCCACTCTTGCTATCTCCCACCCGCAGAATTGGCATAGCTCTTTCATACGCTTGCCTCCTCTACTTGTTTTATTACCCATTTCAAAGCTAACTCCCACCCTGATAAAGTAGGTATCATTTCGTCTTTAGATGATTTTTCTGTTATCTCTTCTATTACTTTGTTTAACTCCGTATAAAGTTTTTCTAATAGTAATTCTTTATTCATTTCATTTCCTCTCTCTCTTTCGCTAGTTGAACCAGCCGTTTAGCTGATGTTTTTAACTCTTGCAGATAATTAACGCAGTCGCACTCACTTATTGGAACTAAGTGGTCGCCACATATTGCTGGTGTAGATTTCATTACTCCCCCTTCTCCCAAGATAGAAAATCAAGGTAGCCCGCTAGACTTGCTCCCTCATTTTCTTCTTCTTTCCAGTTTACTGCCCAAGTAGGTGCTTTACTAGGCTCTCTCCAAAAGATTTCATAGCCGTTAAACTCATCCCAAAATAGAATTAGCTTATGTTCATTACCTTGATATTCAAGGCAGATATGCCTCTTCCACCCTGTCGTATTCTCATCCACTCTAGTTATTACTATCTGCTCCTCTAAGTGTTGCTTCATCTTACTCATACTCTTATCCCTTCTACATTAGTAAGGTTTAACTTAACCTCTGTGCCGTATCTCCATATAAAACGCTCAAACTTATCTTGATAAGGGTTAGTATCTTCTTCTTCCATTTTATTAGCGATATTTTCCAGCTCGGTATCTATTAGATATAGACCTTCACCCTCTATCACTTCCCACCAATCGCCATTTTCATTAGCGATATATTTAGTCATCTCTTGCTCCTATCTATCTATAAGCAAGCACCTTGCTCGCCCTCTCCTACTATTAGTAGAATACTACACCACACTCCCCTAGACAAAGAGTGTGGCATAGTCCGCCACTAAATTATTTACTCTGGATATCTAAACACTCAACACAAAGCCACTCGCCCGACCTATGCCCAGCGTATAGATTAACCAAGCCAAAGCTCCACCCGCACCCCTTACAGAGTGCGGTCTGCTCCCTCTCTCTCACGCTCACTTGCTCGCCCTCTCTCTCATAATCTGAGGGTGTCCTAGATATCTCCTGACCTGTGCTAATTGGTCTAATCTGCCCTGATAATAGTTGCGGTCTGCGCTCTCTGTGCCGGTAGATAACCTCTCCAGCACCCACTCCGCTTCTGTGTTTAAGAATTGCTCTAGCTCTTTCATACTCTCGCCCTCTCTCTCTGATATCTTGCCCCGTAAATTAACCTTGCCACCTCACTATTAAAACAGTTTTTAGTATCGCAATACCAGCCCCAGTAGTGAGTGCCCTCTTTCATAACTTGCCCGCACTTATCGCAACTCATAGCCCGCACCCCACTCCCCAGCAGTAGCCCTCTCCTGTCCACCATAGGCGGGAGCTTATTAAGTAAAGCCCTGCCAGTAGTCCCGCCAATAGTGCAGACCAAAACACCGCCCGCACTACTCTCCTCACTCTGTAATAATTAGGTGAGCGCATTACTCCGCCCCCTCTAGTGCTTGCTCTACTTCTTCCACCGCTTCAAAGAATAGGTCGGAGTAGTAAAGATATAAGTCTAGGCTCATAAGGTTAATGATATTAACCTCTCCGCCAACACCTAACTCCGCGCTCCCTCTGTCGGTGTAATCGTTAGGCATTAAAGTCCACTCCTCTATTATGCGGTTATTATAAACGGGTAGCCAACTGTCTATAAACTCCCCGCTTCTGTCTTTAATAGTGTCTAAGTCCTCGCCCTGAGATAGCTCAGCGCGTATCTCTTCCACCATACGCTCTACTGTCTTATAGCTCATTACTTGCCCCTATCTGTCTAGTTAAGATTACCGTTTAGTAATCTACCGCCCTCTCCCCTAGTGTATCAGGAGAGAGGACAGTAAGCCACTAAATAGCTACCAATTCATTAAGCGAGCTGTAATCTGATAAGAATACGCCCGCCCGTTCATAGCTCTTGATTATCCGCTTAATCTGTGCAGGTGATAACTCAGCTTCTACCCATACTGCGCCCCGATTATCAGCTAGTAGGGTGTAGCTCTTGATTACCTTAGGCATTACTTGCCCCCCTTATAGGTGGATAGCGTAGCTATTCCCACCACTACGCTAAGGCTTAGTAAGCTAATAAGTATTACACCAACACAATTAAGCAGGGTTAAGGTAATCGCCCCTGTGCCTAGTAATACGAATAAATAAACGGGTAGCAAAGCTCCCGTAATTAGTGCGATTAGTATCATTAGTTCAGCTCCAAACCTAGAGCTGTGCGCAATTCTTTCAGCTCTTCTTTAAGTCGCTTATCTACTCGCTTGTATTCTTCACTTACGGGGTCGCGTAAGCTCATTACTACACCAGCATATAAAGAGCTAAGAATATCTTCTACCTTAGCCTTATCTTTACGAGTTAAGTTCATTAGTTAGTCCTATCGTCTAGTGTGAGCTTATGCCCACAGGATAAAAATACTACGGGTATCTACCCTAGTCAAGTATTTAACCAAACTATTTTTAGAGAGTGTCGGGGGTAAAGCTCAGCTGAGCACCTGAGAATTGGCTGAGTTAAACCTAAGGTAGAGGGTTAGAGTTGCCAGCTGGCGAGCTGAGAGCTGGAGAGCTGGAGCGGTTAGGGCTGAGAGCTGAGAGGGTTTATTAAATAAATGGGGGAGGCTATAAGAGCCGAAGCGGTAGCAACACTCACCAAAAGACCTTAACTATTCTGCCACCAATTCCGCTAATCCTTAACCGATTACCGCCCGCCTATACCATCTCACTATCCGATACGGACAAATCGGGCAGAAAAAGGTGACCCCCCTGTGTTAAGTTTTGTCGCGGGGATAGGTATATACCCCAAATAAATATATTTCCTAAAGTGTAATCAGCTACTCCGTAATGTCCGTTTTGATATACTTTGTATGTGAGGTGTACCACATTTATAAAGATATTTTGTGAGAAAACGGGAAATGACCTATTTTTCCCGGCTTATATATAGTAGGGGAGTAAAACGGGGTGTGATGAGTTTTACGACCAACATCGCTACGGCGAAGCCTCCGCGATGCCCCCTAAGGGCGAGCGAGGCTTTACCCCTCACTTCGCTGTAGCTCGTTCGGGAGCGTAACGATCTAGTGAAGCGAACCGAACAGCACACACACACTACGCGGCAGGTGTAATAGATTGATCGCTCCACTATCAATTTTCCTCCCCACTATGTAAAGTTATCTCGTGGAGTTATCCACAGGACTATCCACAAGGGAGATTAATGGCTGAGAACTCAGCAGACATTGCAAAGAGAATTATTCTCAATTGCGTTGCAGAAGCTTTCACTATAGAAGAGGCTTGCAAGTCAGCCGGTAAATCTATGAAGACCTACGAGTACTATCGTAGAACTGACAAGGTCTTCGCTGACAAAATAGACAGAACTAGGCTAGGTCTTAAGGACAAGCAGTTCGCATCAGGTGATGCTCACGATCTATCCTTCGCAGAATTTCGTCAACGCTTTCTTCATAACTCTACCTTCCCCCACCAACAGAACTTGGTGGATGTGATAGAGGGTAAAGATCCCTCCTGGCTACATACCTCAATGAAGTACGAAAAGGGTATAGCTGAAAATAGAATCTTAATTAACATTCCACCAAACCACGCCAAGTCAATCACCATCACAGTTGATTATGTAACCTGGCAAGTTTGTCGCAATCCTAACTTTCGTATCCTTATAGTCTCCCAAACCCAGCGCTTAGCAGCAGACTTTCTCTACGCTATTAAGCAACGTTTAACGCATCCTATGTATGAAGATCTACAGACTGCCTATGCCGCTGGGGTTGGGTTCAAATCTAAGTCAGCCTCCTGGCAAGCAACTCGCGTTACCTTCGGTGATGAGTTGCGTGAATCCAGCGAAAAGGATCCCAACATAGAAGCAGTTGGTATCGGTGGTCAGATCTACGGTAAACGTGCAGATATGATTATCGTTGACGATGCTGTGACCCTATCAAATGCTAATGACTTTGAACGCCAGATTAAATGGCTTACCCAAGATGTTAGATCTCGTCTTAACCCAACAGGTAAGTTAATTATCATTGGCACTAGAGTAGCTTCAGTGGATCTATATAAAGAACTACGTAACCCTGATAGGTATCCCGGTGGTATAGTTCCTTGGACCTACCTAGCAATGCCAGCATTATTAACTGCAGATGAGGATCCTACTAAGTGGGAAACTCTATGGCCTGCCTCTGATCAACCATTTGATGGACAAGCTGAAACGGATAAAAACGAAGATGGCTTATACCCAAGATGGAACGGGCGCAACCTTTATAATGAACGACAGAGTATGGATGCTTCAACTTGGGCGCTCATTTACCAACAACAAGACATCTCTGATGATGCAGTTTTTGATCCTGTGTGCGTTCGCGGCTCTATTGATGGTATGCGTAAGAGTGGTCGCCTTACCCCAGGTCATCCTGGTCACCCAAAAGATTTAAACGGCTTTTCTATAATCTGTGGTCTAGACCCAGCAATGATTGGGGATACTGCAGCTATCTGCTATGCGATAGATCGCATTAACCATAAACGTTATATAGTAGATGCTATAAAGATTACTAGACCTACCCCAGCACAAATAAGAGATTTAATATTTAACTGGACCTCTATCTACGGTCCTAGTGAATGGATTGTAGAGCGAAATGCTTTCCAGTCTTTCTTAACCCAAGATGAGGGTATTAGATCACACCTAGCAACTCGTGGTGTTATATTACGAGAGCATCACACTGGTAACAATAAATGGGATGCAGGCTTTGGTGTAGCTTCTATGTCTACCTTATTTGGAACTAAACAGCACGATGGTAAACACCATAGAGATAATCTAATGCACCTTCCAAGTGATCAAACTGAGAATGTTAAATCATTAATAGAACAGTTAATTACTTGGTCACCTACTACTAAAGGCAAGACCGATATGGTTATGGCCTTATGGTTCTGTGAGATACGAGCAAGAGAGATGCTCAACCAAGGTATACACGCTAAGCATCATATGACAAACCCATTCCTATCAAGTTCTGAAAAACGCAAGAGAATGGTTATTAATATAGATGAGATGCTTAATGAAAAACAACGTACCTTTATTTAAGGAGAACAATTGTTAACAGTTAAAGAGGTCTACGCAAAAGCGCAGAGGCTGCAGACTAAGTACGCTGCCCGCGATCAACGTATGCGAGATGTACTCTCAGTACGTCAAGGAGATATCTCCAAGGTCTATCCTTCTATGTTCTCAGAGGATTATCCAAAGCCACTAGTAGCAAACTTTATTGATGTAGCAGCAAGAGACTTAGCAGAAGCAATGGCACCTATGCCATCATTTAACTGCTCAGCTACTAATATGGTTTCAGATGCTCAGCGTAAATCTGCTGATATCAGAACTCGTATTGCTAACTACTATGTAGCCTCTTCAGATCTACCACTACAGATGTACTCAGGAGCTGACTGGTTTAATACCTACGGTATGTTACCTGCTCTAGTAGAGATGGACTACGAAGGTAATAATCCTCGTATTCGTTTACTTAATCCATTTGGTGTCTATCCAGAGATTGATCGTTTTGGTCGTACTACTTCATTAACACAGGTTGTAGTTTCTGATGCTGAATCATTAGCAGCACAGTTCCCAGAGTTTGCAAGTCAGATTCTAAATGTTCGTAGCGTTTATCAATCAGCATCACCTTACCTATCGGTAATGCGTTACCACGATAAAGATCAAGACTTACTATTTATCCCAGAGCGTAACAATTTAATTTTATCAAACACACCAAACCCAATTGGTAAGTGCCTTGCTAGAGTCGCAGTCCGTTCTTCTCTTGACGGCGAAGCTCGCGGTCAGTTTGATGATGTACTATCAGTACAACTTGCTCGTGCAAGATTTGCTATTCTACAAATCCAAGCAGCAGAGAAATCTATCCAAGCACCTATTGCTATTCCACAGGATGTGCAGGAGTTAGCACTTGGTCCAGATTCAATTATGAGATCTGCTAACCCACAAGGTATTCGTAGAGTTCCACTAGAACTACCACCGGGAGTATTTACAGAGTCTGGCGTATTAGAAAGAGAACTTCGTCTAGGTGCTCGTTATCCTGAATCTCGTTCAGGTAATGTTGATGCTTCTATCATTACTGGTCGTGGAGTTCAAGCATTACAAGCAGGCTTTGATACACAGATCAAAGCAGCACAAGCACAGTTCGCTAAGTTATTCCAAGATGTTATCGGTCTATGCTTTGAAGTAGATGAGAAGATCTTTGGATCTATGACTAAGTCTATTAAGGGAACCGATGACGGTACACCTTATACAATGAAGTACACTCCATCTCGTGATATTAAAGGCGAGTATGGTGTAGATGTTCGTTACGGAATTATGTCTGGAATGGATCCTAACCGAGCCATTATCGCATTACTACAAATGCGTTCAGACAAACTCGTCAGCCGCGACTATGTTCGCAGAGAGATACCATTAGACCTAAATGTTACACAAGAAGAACAAAGGGTTGACATTGAAGAGATGCGCGATTCTCTTAGGGTTGCTGTTGCTCAGTATGCACAAGCTATACCCGCACTTGCTTCCCAAGGTCAAGACCCAACTCAAATCATTTCTAGAATCGCAGAAGTAATCCAGGGCCGACAAAAAGGACAATCCTTAGAATCGGTAATTGGTAAAGCATTTGCACCAGAACCAGTTGCTCCAATGGAGCAAGCAATGGGTGGTGCAGCACAACTTCCAGTAGCAGGTGCGGCCCCCGCCCCTGCCTCGCAGCCAACTCAAGAACAACAAGTCGGTGCGGCCCCTGCTACTGGACAATCTCAACCAGGTATAGAGCAACTACTCGCCGCCATTGGCGGAGCGTAAGGAGGTGGAAAATGAATAAGGGATCAAGAGCAGCAGCACCAACCGCAAAGCCAACTGAGGGCAAGAATAAGCCAGCAGGAAAAGAAGGCGGAAAAGTGTTCTTCGGATATGCAGCACCAGGCCGTAAAGGTAAAGCAGCAAAGAAGTAAATATTTTAGAAAGGAGCTGGGCGTTATGGATGATGATCTACAGCGCCCAGTTCGTTCATCTGATTTTTTAGTAGTAGTAACAGGATTTGCATTAAATTTAATTAGCGCATTTGAAGCGCTGGCAGAAGATCTGCATAATATGAGCATTTATAATTCGCAACAAAAAAGCCAAGAAGCAAAAGTCTGGCAACAGTTCGCACAAGATTTAGAAACTATTAAGGAGAACAAAAATGTCAATGACATTCCCAATTAACGGGGTATCAGGACCAGGTAAGTTCTCAGTAAGAGAAGATCTACCACCATCAGAAAATTATGGTGATAGAAAACAAATGAAAGAAGATATAGCTGGAGCCAGCACTACTGTAGGTCAAGATTTTATACCAGCAAAAGTTACTGAATTAACCGCGCCAACAGATAGACCAGAAGAGCGTATTAGTACTGGTATGCCATTTGATAACGAAACACCAGGACCTGAATCAATTTTAAATAAATTCCGTCAACAAGAAATGGATATGGTAGCGAAGTATATTCCAGTATTAGAACAGTATGCTGCTCTACCAGATACGCCTCAATCTTTCCGTATTTTTACTAGATACCTACAGGGGAACAAGTGAATGATTTTGTCAAAAGTGTTTCTGATTTCGTTGATGCTTTAGGGTATGACGAACCAGGAATAGTTTTAACTTTAGCTCAAGTACCTTGGGAATCCGACAATGATCGCCAAGAGTTTATTAAAGCGATGCTTCGTAACGAGGGTCAATAATGGCTAGCTATTGGGATAGATTTAAATCCGTAGTTTCAGAGTCTATTGGTAAAGCAATCTCTGCTCCTGTTGAGTCCATTCTTGGTCTTGGTGGTGGAGTTATACAAGGCCAAATTGCCACTATGAGTCCATCTGTAGCAAAAAGTTTTACTCAACAAACTGCAACTAATCAACAACAGGTAAGGGATATTGCTACTAAAGTAGCAACCGATGTTGTTAATATAGGTGCTAAACCTGCTGAGACTCTTAGGTTAGATGTAGCATTTGATGCTGGTGTAGAACAAATGGACAAGTTTTATAAAGCAACTTATCCTAAAGTTGCAAGAGTAGCTAGTGCTGCTCAACTAGCAGGTGTTGATGTATTATCTGGAGAAATTCCTGATATCCAAAGTGCTTGGAATACAGCAAAAAGTGTAAGTCCTGGACAAGCTAACGCTGCTTTATTTAGTGAAACCTTGGACCGTATGGGTCTAACAGATATTGCTAAATCATTAAACGTACCTCTTCCAACATTTTTAGATCCTAACTTTAATATTGCAGATCCAGAGGCTCGCAAGAAAGCCTTTAGCGAAGAAATTTTTGGAAAAGCATTTAGCGGAACTGCTGATGGATTTTTTAATTGGTATGGAGATCCACTAGTAATAGGTGGTAAAGCTCTTAAAGTTGGAAAGATACTAGGTTTAGATCGCCCAATTCAATCAGCCGAAGATGTAGTTCGCTTACGATCCGAATTAGATTCTTACGGTCTATGGCAAAAAACTCAAGGTCAAATTGGCAAGCAAACACCTATGGGTGTAATTGCTGATCGCTTGGTTAATAAAACACCAGAACAAGCATATGATGACGTTTTTGTTCGTAGGTCTAATAATAGAACTCTAATGGCAAACCTTTTAGGTGAAGCAAAAACATATGATGATGTAGCAGATATTATTGCTGCAGCATCTGGTGATGCAACATCTATGAATAAGTTACGTCAAGCCAGAGCATCTATAGCTGATGATATTGAACGTACTCAAAAAATATTTGATGATTATCAAGCCCGTATTGCTACTATGGAAATTGGTACTGCAGACGATATAATCAAACAACTTCCAACTAGAGAAGAGTATGGAAAATTATCTAAAGTTCTTGATGATCTAGTTTCAAGAGACCAAAATTTATCAAGAGCAATATCAGAGCAAATTGGTGACTATCGCTTAGTAGATCAGTTTACATCTGCTGCTGATGTTACCCTATTTAATAAAAATATTGGTGTAGGAATTGAGAAGGCAAGAGGTCGCGCAAGCGAACTTCGCAACTCTACTTCATTCTATAGTGAGACATTCCAAAAGACTCCTTTTACTCGTGCTGTTCACGTTATATCTTTACCTTTTACAAAACTACCAAGAGGTATAGTAAGAGTAGATGGTGGGCCAGTAGCAGATTCATTTGATGAAATTAAAGCTGCTTTAAACTCTACAAAAGAGTTACGCGGACCTGAGTATATAGAAGTAAAAAATAATCTTGCAAGAACTTATTTAAATGCCCGCAATGCTACTGAACGTTTTGAAGCTGTTACTAAAGTTGAATCTGAAATTGCAGATATAATTGCATTAGAAAACGGATACGATCTAGACTCTGCTAAAGAACTTTATAAAGCATTTAGTAATGTTCGCAGAGGTTTAATGAATAGTTTTCAACAAAATGGTTTTTGGGTTGATGATGCAACTGGGGATTTAATTACTTCCCCATTTTGGAAATCAGAAATGCCTAACGTAATTCCAATGATGGATTTTAAATCATTTGATAAGTTTCTTAAAACATATAAATTTGGTGAATTTTTTGGAAAACCAGATGCTGCTGCAAAATCTCGTCAAGCAGTTTTTGAAGTAGAAGAATGGTTTGACTTAGCAAACTCTTGGTTTAAAGTTTCTGTTCTTACTCGTATGGGTTATCCTATTCGTAACTCAGCAGACGGTCAACTTAGGGCATCTTTAGTACTAGGAGCTTTAGCAAAGACTGATGGAATGATTAGTAACTTTGCTCAAAATATGGGTATTAGAGCGTTAAAGGCTAAGAATTATTTTAATGAAAGTTTAACAGTTACCACACCTGATCAGATGAGAGGTCTAACAGGTGGGTTAATCACTGCTCGTCAAGAACGTCTTGATTCTCTTAATACTATATTGGATGAGTTGACTCCTAAAAATTATTACGCTGGAGCATCTGGAGTATTTGGTGAGCGAGTTGGACCAGATATGGTTGAACTTGCTATATCTTCCAAGACAAAACCATTACTTACTGAAAGTAAAAAAACAAAGTACTTTGAATTAAGAAATAAAAAATCTAAACAAGGTGGTTTGTTGTTTGGTAATGATTTTCAACAACATCGTAAATTGCAACAAGAAGCATTTGGTAAATATGTCCGTCAAGAAATAGTACCTAGCTTACCTAAAAATACAACTTTAGTTTATGCTGATTATCCAAGCGGTAAGATATTTTACAAAGTTCCTGGCAAGAAGGGTAATATCCCATCAGGAGCTTATCCGGATGTAGATGATATTGATGTTCGTAAGGGCTTACCTGTTGGTATGCTTGAAGCAGACGTTCAAATTGGTAAAGGATTTAAGCCTCGTGCTAAAGGTCCAGAAAAATTACCTGATATTAGAGTAATTACTTCTTATGAACTTGCTCGTAAAAATAATTTTGAGACAATTGCTTCATTACTTGGCGAAGAACAAATGCTTCGTATTCGTAATTACCAAAAAATCATAGATGATTTAGATGTTCAAATTCAAGATAAAATTGAACAGTCACAAGATTTAGCATTACGTAGATCTGAACTTAAAATTATTCGCGCTGGTGAAGGTAGAGAAAAGATCGTATCACCTTCAGGCAAAGTAATTGAAGCAGATGGTGCTTTTGCTGGACCAAATGGTGTTATTACTAGGGCTGAAGCATCAAGCGAAAATACTCTTAACTGGTTATCAGAAAACCAAACCTATTTAAGTTTTGATGCAGTTAAAGGTGCTAAGTCAAAGACTTTTAAAGGTAAACTTTCTAATCGTAGAATAGTAGTACAACCTACTGATCCTCAATACTTTAATGAAGTGTCAGTATTTGCTAATAATATCCTACGAAATGATCAACTTGCTATGCAAATATTGCAAGGAACTCCAGATACAGAAATAGCTAAATGGTTAAGAAGTACCAAAGGTTCTTTCTATCTACGGGAAATCAGTGCAGATGTTCGTAAGATGGATGTTGAGGATCATATTGCTCAAGCTAGAGCAAGAATTTATAAGATATTTCCTGATCAACAAGTTCGCTCTCTTATTGCTAGAGAAGAAATAACTCCTGAACAATTTGATGTATTGTTAAGAGGACAACCAAATCTTGCCGCTATCGCTGGTAGAGCGTTTCAGGATGATACACTTAGATATGGCCAAAGAGTTATTAGAGATGGTGTCAATAATGCAATTTCTAAAATATTTAAAGTTATTGGCTCAACACCTGAAAACAATTTAGTTGCTTGGCCTTTCTATAATAAACTTTACTTAAAGAATTTAAATAAAGAAGTAGGTATTGCAGAAGGACTTGGTAAGAATATTCAGGATGAATCATTGATTATTCAAATGCAGCGTTCTGCTCATTCTGCTACATTAAAAACAGTTAATGAAACTTTGTATAGGGTATCTCAAAACACTAACATATCAAGTTTTATGCGTTTTGTTGTACCATTCTTTAATGCACAATATAATGCGGTAAAGGTATACGGAAGATTCTTTTTACAGGATCCTTCAAGACTTGCAAGAGCATCTCAAATTTGGAATTTACCAAATAGAACAGCAACTGTAGTAGATGAAGAAGGTAATCAAGTTCCACCTGGTACTGGACCATCAACGCCACAATTTATTTTATTTACTATTCCAGAAGGACTACAAGGAAAATTTGGTATTCCAAAGGGATATAAAGTATCTGTTCCTAAAAACAGCCTTAATATATTTTTAACTGGAGAAAATCCTCTATCACCTTCATTTGGTTTGCCAGTTACTATACCAGTAGCGCAACTATCTAACAGTAGGCCAGATAAAGTAGAAGATGTTAAAAACTTCTTAAATGAATTTGTTGGTGAAAAAACTGCTGATGTAATTATGAACTCAATTCTTCCATTTGGAAGAACTCCAGAAAATCCTTGGCAGCTTTTAGTTCCAGCAATTGGTCAAAAGGTTCAAGCTCTTAATGCTGGTTTAGATAATTCTTCTTATGCTAATAGCGTTGCTAGTGCTATGAAAACATTAAGATATAATTGGGAGCAAGAAGGTAGAATTGGTAAGCAGCCTGACTTTCAAGATGCTATAAATCTTGCTAATCAAATTTGGAAAATTAGATTAGGCGTTAATATGGCGCTTCCTTTTACTTTTACCTTTAGACCAGAATATCAAATAATAATAGACGACTATCGTAGACAATTACAAAATCCTTTAGTCGGAAGAACTAAAATAGATGATTATTTAATGGCTAAGTATGGCGATATTGGATATTTAGTCACCGCACCTAATGCTAAAAATGCAACCAGTTTATTACCAACAGTATCTGCTGTAAGAAACCAAAGAGAATTTGGTAGTCTATTACAAAAAATGGATAAGGAAGATACTCCTGGATTAATTGGATTTCTTGCTAATTATGGTGCTACTTCAGATGAGTATTCTAATGCAGCAGCAAATTACTTTAAGAATAGATCTGTAAGACCTGGTGGCCAATTAAAGTATACTGAAAGTAGAGCAACAGAGGATATTCTAGAAGACCGAGAAGTAAGTCTTGGTTGGGAATATTATAGAAAATTTGTTGATCAACGAGATGCTGAATTAGCGAAGTATGGTATTAAAAGTATTACCTCTTCAGCAGCTAAAGGATTAGGATTAACTCAGCAGTGGGAAGATTCTGTAGCCTCAATTGCTGCAGCATATCCCGCTTGGGGTAAAGCTAAAGAGTTTAGTAATACTGATTATAACAAAACAAAGCGTTATATTAAAGGATTGCTAACTGTAGTCCAAGATCCTAAATGGATGAATAAGTATGGACAAACTACTACTATGCAAGCGGTATCAGATTTTATAGTTAACCGAGATTATGTTGCTAGGGAACTAGAACAACGTAGAAAGTTAACTAATAAAAAAGTTGGATTAGCGGATGAAATGAACGCTGATCTAAGACAACAATGGGAAAGTTATATATACGATCTAAAGATGTGGGATGTTGGATTTAGTGATCTATACACAAGATATCTTGAAAACGATAACTA